ACTACTGGATAGCGATACGATACAAAATAACCGGCAGCATCAACAATATGATCGAACCCAGCTTTTTTGTCAGGCTCTCCATTTTTGTCATAAGATTGTTTTTCTAATGACTCCACTAACATTGGGCAATACTGAGGATTAACAAAGTATTTTCGCTCTCCTTGATTGTTAATCATTTTATTAAATGACAGTACGCGATCTTTTACAAATGGGTTTCTTGAGTTGACTAATACTTGCAAGCCGTATGCTCTCATGATGCTGTGGTCACTCTCGCTTGCGTTGTTTGACTTTCTGGCATTACCACTGGCGTCAGGATAAATTAAAATTCTGTGTGACGGGTATTTTTCTTTTAATATTTTTGATAACGTTGGTGTATCAAACACACCAGTGAATTCAAAAACTGCGTGAGGAATATCGCCACGAATAACATGAATAACAGCGGACATATTAGTAACATTGTAATCAACTCCACAATGCAAAACATCGTCATCCATAATGCTTTCATGGCTTGCGTTAAGATTTCTGTCAAACTCATGGTAGACGCTCCCAGCGTTAAGGTTTACAAAATTGCCATCAAGATACGCGGATAATTGTGCGCTTGAATAGGTTGCTTCAAGTTGCTTGATATAGCCATCGGGCAAATAAGGATTGCTTGAGGTAGGTGCTTTGATTAGCTCGTAGCCTTTACGTTGTTCCTTGCCCCACATTTCATACATGAACCCAAAGCCTTCAGGCGTTGATACCGCTGCAAGTGTGTTAGGCATGCCATCGGGTTTCATTTGACGGCAACGACCTAACATCTTTACCCAAACAGTTCGCGCTTGCTCAAGTCTTAACGTATCAATTTCGTCTATCAATCCATCGGCAATTTCAAATCCGACTAAACGCTCAGGGTTATCAGCACTGCGAAAAATAATCTGTGAGCCGTTTTCGAGCGTGAGAACCGCATCTGATTTATTCAAGTTAAAACCAACACCCCACGATTCGAGTATTTCTTGGAAGCGTGGGAATGCAATTAAACGAATTAAATCGTAAGTTGGCTCGACAAAACCAAAAGACAATCCGTCATATTTCAACGCTAACAATGCAATGCGAATAACACCAGCTTGTGACTTTCCCGCGCCATACCCTGCCACCATTGCAGGATGAATTGCCATGCTGAAAACAAAATCTTCTTGTGGCTCTGTGAGCTTAATCGTTGTTTTCGTCACGTTTTGCCCTTTCGATGATGAATTTACGATCGGTGGTTTTGTCTACGATTTCAACCTCTTTGGTTTCTTTCCATCCCATTTGCGTTTTTGACCACCAAATCATCGCAGTAGTATCCCCGCCTGTTGCCTTCTGGAATAGCGTTTGCCCTATTTTGCTATTGGCTTTTGCTTTGCCTTGAACTAATTGAGTTTTGAAGTGTTTATTGAGCGTTTCCTCATCGATACCGCCACAAGTTATTGCAGCAATTTGAGCAAACGGCAAGCCGAACCCGCTCAAAGATTCAACGAGTTTACGGTCTTCTTCTGTTGGTACTAGCAATTTACCTTGTGCCATCTTTTATAATTCCGAAAGTCTTAAAAATAATTTAAACACTTTGCTTCTAATCCTCGATGAAAATTTATATTTGTATTAGAGTCGTTAAAAATAAAAAAAACGAGGATGGTCATGAAAACAAAATTAAGTTTAGTTGTTGAAGCAATAAAAAAAGATGATTTTAAAAAAGCATTAAGTATTGCCGCTAAATTTAGCGATTTAGGCGAATTTAAATCAGAAATCGTAAGGGCGCATGAGTGCATTACAAATCCCCGCTTTTATGAATCAATAGGTGTTGATGTAAATGAGGCGATTGAGATAGGCAAAAAATCATTATTGATACGTTATTCTTCATCGCTGTAATCATCAAACAAAGATTCATCAATTTCAATTAAGCCGCAATTTTGAGCAGCTTTTTTACCGTCGCCTTTCACAAAAACCAAAATGTTTTGGTGTGTCTTGCCTATTTTGCGCCCGCTACTAAATTGTTTTCCAGCTCTAATAGGTAAAGAACCGCAAGCCGTGACAAGTATCATTTCGTTATAGTAATTCAATCCAGCGTCAATAAATGCTGAAATGGTATCGCCCACAAAATTATAATAATTTCCTTTTTTATCGCGCACTTCACCTACTACAAAACAAGCAAATGAATCATATTTTAACCTGTCGCATGATTTTTTAATTATTTCGCGGTATGCCAAAATAAAATCATCATAACCAAGCGTTGACAAGTCTTGTGGGTTATCGCTATAAACTTCTAAGTCGGCATAAGGCGGACAGCTAAAAACCATATCGGCTTTTACATCGCTACAGGTTTTATCAATGTTTCGACTGTCGCCACAAATCCACACGGGCGGCAATTCGTCATCGCTACATAATTCGTCGCCTTGATTTTTGTTAGCCGTTACCTGTTCGTCGCGCAATTCATGTCCAATATATTGCCGCCCTAACTTTGATGCTACGATGCCGCGAACGCTACCACCAGCGAAAGGGTCTAAAATTGTGCCACCTTCGGGCGAAAACCACCGATAAGAAATTTCACATAAAACTGGGTCGAATATGCTTGTGCCAGTTACTTCTTTGCGACCATATTTTTCACCGATACCAGTGTTTAAACATTCAGCATCACGTCCTTCTTCGCTTTTAATGCCTAAATCTAACCATGCTTTTTTTCTTTGTTGCCAACGCCCTTCGCGTGCCGATAAAACAGAAAAAGGCGCAAATAGAAATTTATCATTTAAACTGCCTTTTTTATCGCTATCGCCAGATTGTGATTCGTTAGTTTCGCCATCAACATCATCTAATACAAAATCATCAAATCCAGTCAATGTTAAATCAAAATCCAAATCATTTAATTCAATCATTTCCAGCTTCAACATTTCATCGTCCCAACCACTATTCAACGCGATTTTATTGTCGGCAATAATGTAAGCGCGTTTCTGCGTCTTAGTAAGGTGTTTAAGCTCAATGGTTGGTACTTCATCAAGTCCTAACTTTTTTGCCGCCAACACGCGCCCATGACCTGCAATAATGCCGTTCTCACCATCAACCAACACGGGCGAATTAAAACCAAACTCTTTTATGCTTGCCGCGATCTGCAACACCTGTTGCTCGCTGTGTGTTCGTGCGTTGTTCACATACGGTATTAAATCCGCAGTTTTACGTTGTGTGATTTGCATCAAGTAATCCTATAAGGTATTTTAGCTTTTAAGCACATTCTAACCATTGCCAATATTGTCGGTTTTAATTCAACTGGTTCATTAGAAAATTTTAAACGATTTAAAACAGCGTTTTCGCCTTTTGTTACCGCATATAAATTTTTAATATTAAAATTTTGTTTGTCGTTATCATAAAACCTAATAATTATGCTTGGCAATATTTCGCCATAATGCTGCTCATAAATCAAACGATGCTTTAATTTCCAACGTTCTCTTTTTGTTCCTGTTTCAGCCACTTTAACACGAATATACCCATCATTATCAACATGCTCATCACCTAATAGTCGAGTGTTCCATGTTTCATTTCCTTTTTTGAATCGAGTTTTTGATTCACCAGTTGATTTTTTAACGCCTTTGTTCCAAGGCGTAAACCCTTTCTGAAACCGTCCACTGTTCATTTTAAAATAGCAGGTAGCTCTTTGCGTTCTGGGATGTCATTAATGCGTGTCTGTGCATCAAGGACTAAACGTGCATTATCCACGATTGTACGCGCAATAATTGTCAAACTTTTTGAGCGTTCTGCTTCAAAAGCCAGTTGTTCAACGCTTAATGATTCTTCGCTCAATCTTTCCATTTGAGCAAATAAATGATTGTTTAAATCTGTCAGTGTATTTTTCATTCTTGTTCCTGTTATTATAAAAAACATCCGCCACTACATAACCGTGTAAACATAACCTCATGCTCATCAATAAAATCGCATTCTTCAATTCGTTTAAACTGTGACGTTAAAAAATAGCCTTTTGGTTGTAATACGGTTTTATCAAATTCAATCACTTTTTCACGATCTTGTGACTGCATAACATGCGCCCATTCTTTTTGCGTATGGTTTGGACACATCCAACAGGATGATCTTGGTGGTTCAGTATCAAACGTTCTTTGCACTAATGCAATACAATCACTTCTGCGCATTTGCAAATCAAGCAGCGGAAAAACTTTATTCCATTTTTTAGATGGTTTCATTCTTGCTGCTCTGTGAATTTCGTCAGTTGAGAAACCCATTAAAACATTGTATTTTTTTTGCTTAAATTCATTATTACAAAAACGCTCAAAAACTTC